AAATAGTATTATAAGTAGAACGCCAAGATTCAAGTAATCTTTGTTTTACTCTTTGTGAAAGTATGTTATCTGTAGATAATACAAAACCTGGAAGAGCATTGTTCTTAAAGAACTGTCTTTGAAACTTAATCATATAGAAGTATAGTTCCATTAGCTTAAGTAAAGATTTAAGTTTAGAAGTACCTCTAAAAATAGATTCATCATTTTCAGCCATTACATGTATGATTTCTTCAGGAGCAAACTGGATAGTATCTGCTTTTCTAGTTTGTTTTCTACCACTAAAAAAGTTATCAGATGCTTGTTGATTAGCTATCAAATAGTTATAATGATTTACAAAAGTAACAGGATCAGGTACTACTTCTACATCATTTGCAGGTAGTAAATAAATATCATTACCATCATAATAAAAGAAAGCATTACCGTCTAACATAAAGTCTAAAAAAGCTCTTCTAAAGAATCTTACTCTATCTTCAAAAGGATTAGGTTTTATGTTAAGTAGTCTATTTACTTTTTTAGCAGGACTTTGTCCTTCAACTACAAAAGGTATTTCTGCACAAGAATTAATAATCATCTCAACAGAACGATGAACAACTTCAATTTCTCTATAAGCTTGTTCAAAATCTACAATCGTTTCTGGAGAAGCATAAGGCGATAAAGCAGCAATAGACGGCTGTGCTGGATTAAGCTTTTCAGCTACCCATTCTCTGAAACCCATTTTATTATCTGCCATTTTTTGTCCTTTGTATGTCTAACCAGTTTTTTATTTTAGGTGTTAAATGGTTAGAATAAGTCTGTCCGTATAGTGAATGTAGCTGTTTATGGTGAGTAGAACATAATGTGAATAAATTTTTATGACTCAAATCATCTTCACAATCTTTTGCAAAAATAACTCTCAATTCTTTAATTTTTTCAACACTATTTACATCTTTTATGCTATTCTTATCACACCATTTACCGAACAACTCACTTACACTGTATAAATGATGTAGTTCTAATTTAGTTTTACTACCACAGATATAGCAATCTTCTCTAGTTTTATAATCTTTCTTAATATAGTCTCTTATGTACTTAATAGGAAATCTTTTTAAATTGCTCAACTACCTGCCACCTCATATTATAATGCTCTGCATCTGTGTTTAATCCTACATCATCTTCTGGTAAGTTTAACACTTTCCCACCAACCGTGTCAAGATATTTTAAATTTAAATACTTCTTAAGTAAATAGGATATAATTATGTCATCGCCTCTTTTAGGATAACCTATCTTATCTATATCTTTTTTTAATAAATCTAAAGCAGATTGTTTAATTAAAGTTATAGCCCCAACTATAAAATCTACTTTAGCATTCTCATTCCAATGATCAGTTAATTCTTGATATGAATTAGAAGATGCTACTCCTGATTTCCCATAAACACCAACTATAGGTAATTGTTTATCATACATTTTTTTAACTAAAGATGGGTGCGGCATTAGATCATCATCAACAATTAGTTTATAAGGTTCATCATAATCAAAACAACGCACCCATCTTTCCATGCATAACCAGTTTTTTTCATTATTTATAACATCTATACCATCACCTAAATAAGGAAAAGGATTATCAGGATTATTATTAATTATAGTAACAGGCATAATAGTTTTATAAGTTCTAGCTATACTATCTACATTATCTGGTCTTTTATAGTTTAGTATTATTAATCTTATATTAGCCATATATTGAAACACCACTCATTTTCGAATGAGTATATATAGCATATCTAACAGAGTCACTAGGGTGAGAAGTCCAATCATGGATTGGTTTAGGATTTTCTGTATTAGGATTCCATCTATAAGAACTCATAGCTGAGTAAGTATGTTTTCCTCCCATAGTATCAAAGTATAAATTATCATTTTCTATTAAAGACTGTAAATAAGATATACCATCATTGACTGACTTAATAGCGTTTTCACAGTATATGTCATAGTCATAAGCAAAATCAGCTTTTACCTGCTGTGCCGCAGAATCTATATATATAGTTTCTATATTCCACCTATCTATTTGTTCTTGTATTGCACTAGCTAATTCAGAGGTAGTAGATTCTTTAGATATATATTCATCAAGAATATAGTAGGATGTACCGTCATAGCCTATAACAACAAATACATTCTCATCTCTATACCCAACATCGAGTCCTGCGATAATCTCCATGTATCTATTCTCTGCATAATCATCAACATGTTTTGTTTCATCTAAATACTCATATATCTGTGCCTCAGTAGTTGTCCATTCACATTCATACTCTTGGGCAAATAATGCTCTTGTAGAAGTTCTTTTAGCTTCCATAACATCTTTTTCAGATAATAAAGGATTAGCTCTCCAAGTATGGATAGAAGAACCCCATTCATCATACTCATCGTCTTTACCTCTCATAAAATAATTGTATAGATAGTTACCTTTACCACGTGGAGTAGAGATCCACAAACATCTAGAATCTTTAAAAGTAGATAGTGCAGGACGTAAATCCCTAGTAAAATATTCATCATGAGGTATAATCGCGGCCTCGTCTACAATTAGTAGATTAGCAGCACGACCAACTAACGAATCTCTATTATTTGCTGATAATAGTCTAAAGATAGATCCATTGATAAGTTTAACTACTTTATCTTTCTGATTAAACTTATCTACTTCAAGTTCCATGTTTTTAATTAAATCAGTAACATAGTCCCAAATAATAGAAGATAGTGAGAAGTTAGGAGCAACTACCATAACCTGTTGACCAGGTTCTAGTAATTTAGCAAAAGCAATAATAGCAGCAGAATACGATTTACCAGTACGACGTGCAGCTACATGTACAAAAAATCTATTTTCTTCTAGACCTTGTAACATAGCTTTTTGAGACTCATTAAAAACTACATTTTGTGGTAGTCTACTGCATAACTTATCTACATTAATTTTAAAAAATTTATCGTTCATTTAGGTAACATATTATATAATACAGAAAAAAGAGTTACTAATCCTGCTACAACGCCGCCAGCCCATAACAAGGTGTGTAATGAAGTCTTACCTTTAGTAGCAAGGTCACTTACATCATTTAATTTTCCATGAATAACTCTTAGTTCTTTAGATATACTATTCATATTCTCCATAATAATCTTATGCCTGACCTCACATACGGCTTCGTGCGAAGAAATATTCGCTTTATTAGTTTGAGAACGTTCGTGTAGAATATCTAGTTCTGCCTGCACTTGGTCTAACTCTCTTATATTGTCTGACATAATTACTCCGCATAGTATTGCTATACTCTTTACTTATTTTGTTGCTTTATATTATAATTTATTAGTGTTAGTCTATCTTTACCATAATAGAACTCAGCAGTAGTAGGTATCTCCATACGTTCATCATTTATAGTAGTAAAAAATCTCATTCTTCCTTCTGCAAATACATCATCTTCTACAACATTTTTAATTGTTTTAAATAATAGTTGACCTGGTAATCTATATTTAACTTTATATGTTAACATGCTTCCCTCCGTTAACTGTTTATGTCTTAATTATATAGTTAACAACACTACTTGGCAAGGTTGTAGTTAAAGCAGGAATGCTCAATGCAGGAACTGTGTGCGTATGTCCTGCTACAGAAAGTGAAGGAACTGAGAGTCCAGGAACTGAGAGTCCAGGAACTGAGAGTCCTGGTATGGTATGTGTGTGTGCAGCATTTACGTTGTCAGTTAGGGCAGTACCAGTTGCAGAGTCTTTTGCTGATGTAGCAAAAGTTCCTGTTGTATTTGTTCTACCAGCTGTTGTAGATCCAGAGGTACCTGTACCTGTAGTACCTGTACCTGTAGTACCTGTACCTGTAGTACCTGTACCTGTTGTAGAAGTACTACTACCAGAAGTACCTGAACCTGTATTAGCTGTTGCGTTAGTAATAACACTAGATGCAGCAGCAGAACCAGTCTCAGCGCCTAAAGTGCTATTATTAGAACCCTTACCTAAGGGGACTCTATCCCTTAAATCAGGAAGACCAAAAGTAGAAGATCCATTACCTGCACCATACGCAGTCCCGATTACTGCAAATAGTCGTGCATAAGTTGTTCTACTTACGTCAGCCCCGTTACAGAGTAAAAATGCAGCTGTTGGTGCCGCAGTGCCTCCAAAAGGTAAGATAGATCCAGAGGGTAGAATTTCAAATCCACCTGCAGTAGATCCATCATGTACACGCAACCCTTCAGTTGCTGTATCATATGAGAGTTCGCCAGCAGCACCCGTAAATGCATTGTTCTGTGCGGTTGTACCTCTCCTAAGTTGTAGTGCTGTAGCCATTTATTGCTCCTTATTCTCTATCTTTATAGGGTACCGCAGTCAAGGGTTCCTGTTATTGTTACATCCCCTGTGACAGCTAATTTAGCAGATCCAGGACTAATATTACCAATAGCAATATTTCCGCCAACATGTACATTACCAGTGGCAGTTCCATTACCAAGAGTAACAGTAGCGTTAGAGGCAAGCTCTAATTTATTTGTGGCGTCTATTCCTAAACCGCCTAAAAACTTATCAACTTTTGTAGTCATAGTAACCTTTCTATCACATTTAACCTAACTGGTCAATATATTTCTTATAATGTACCTAAGTCTAGAGTAGCACCTGCTAGAGTAGCTTGTTTTGCATTTAATTGAGTTTGAATAGCGGAGCTAACGCCATCTAGATAACCAACTTCAGTAGCAGTAACATCTGATACAGCTACTTTTCCGCTACCATCAGATACAACAGCACGAGAAGCTGTTAGATTGCCTGTAGTAATAGTCGAAACAGCTCCAGCAATATTAGCTACACGCTTAGTCTCAACGGCTGAGGCATTAGAGGAAACTACGTTTACATTAGCATCTAATCGTGTAAATGTTATAAAATCATTAGAAGCAGCTGCAGTGGTAGCTATCTTAGTATCTAATTGAGTTTGCACACTAGAAGTAGCATCTAAAAATGCTAATTCAGTACTAGTAACTGAAGCAAGTGCAGCTACTTTACCAGACCCATCAGATACTAGCGCACGTGAAGCAGTTAGATTACCTGTAGTAATAGTTGAAACTGCGCCTGCAATATTAGCAACTCTTCTAGATTCTACAGAAGAAGTATTTGAAGCAGCTACTGCAGCGTTAGAGTTAATTCTAGCAGTAGCAGCGTTAAGTTGAGTTTGAATTGCGCTGGTTACACCATCTAGATATCCGATTTCAGTTGAAGTAACAGCTGATATAGCAACTTTACCTGAACCATCTGATACTAAAGCACGGCTAGCAGTTAAATCTGCATCATCAATAGTTGTAGCAGCTCCAGTAATAGTAGCTTGTTTAGAGTTAATCTGAGTTTGAATAGCGGAGCTAACGCCATCTAGATAACCAACTTCAGTAGCAGTAACTGCCGATACTCCTACTTTACCATTAGCGAGAGATACTACAGCTCTAGATGCTGTTAGGTTTAGATCAGTAATAGTAGAAACTGCTCCAGCAACGTTTGCTACTCTTCTAGCTTCTACAGAAGCAGTATTTGAAGCAGCTACTGCAGCGTTAGAGTTAATTCTAGCAGTAGCAGCGTTAAGCTGAGTTTGAATAGCTGAGGAAACTCCATCTAGATAACCAATTTCTGTAGAAGTTACTGCAGATACTGCTACTTTGCCAGATCCGTCTGATACTATAGCTCTACTTGCTGTAAGGTCTGCATCATCAATGGTAGTAGCTGCACCTGTTATAGTAGCCTGCTTAGAGTTAATCTGAGTTTGAATAGCGGAGCTAACGCCGTCTAAATAACCAAGTTCTGTAGACGTTACGGCAGACACAGCTACCTTGCCTGATCCATCGGATACAACAGCGCGTGATGCAGTTAAATTGCCTGTAGTAATTGTAGATACAGCTCCAGCAATGTTAGCTACTCTTCTAGCTTCTACACCAGTAGCTCCGCCGGACGCAGATACAACATTATCTTGTACTAAATTAATATTAGCATTTAATTGTGTGTAAGTTATAAAATCATTAGAAGCACTTGCGGTGGTAGCTATCTTTGTATCTAATTGAGTTTGTATAGCGCTTGACACACCATCTAGATAACCAAGCTCAGTAGCAGTTACAGCTGATACTCCTACTTTACCATTAGCAAGAGATACTACAGCTCTAGATGCTGTTAGGTTTAGATCAGTAATTGTAGAAACAGCTCCAGCAACGTTTGCTACTCTTCTGGCTTCTACAGCAGTAGTTTCGGTCACAGTAGCTGCTATACGACTGCTATTATCAGTTAAACTAGAATTAGTATTATTAATTTGAGTTTGAATTGCGCTGGTTACGCCATCCAGATAGCCAATTTCAGTTGAAGTAACATCAGAAATAGCAATCTTACCAGATCCATCTGATACAATAGCTCTTGAAGCAGTTAGATTATCTTTATAAACAGTAGACACAGCACCTGAACGGTTGTCTGTAATCGCTGTATTTAAATCTGCACCGTTATATTTAACAGAACTAGCAGTAAAGTGTCCTACAGCTAAGTTAGCAGCTCCAGTAGGAAAAATAGCAACATTTGTATCTGGGTCTCTGGTTTCTGACAGTGTAAAGAACTTAGCAGACTCATCATAATAGATAGCAGCATTACCTTCATTACCACGATTAAAGAATATACCAACATCTGCACTAGGAGCACCTGATACAGCATTAGCTAACATTATAAATCTATCTTGAATTATTTTATTTTCAGAATTAACAGTTGTGGTGTCGCCATTAACTGTTAAGTTTCCTGTTACTACTAAATCATGTCCTGCAGTTACTACACCAGAAAAAGTAGGACTTGCTAAAGGAGATTTTGTGTCTATTTGAGTTTGTATTGCTGAAGATACGCCATCTAGATAACCAAGCTCAGTAGCAGTTACAGCTGATACCCCTACTTTACCATTAGCAAGAGATACTACTGCACGCGAAGCTGTAAGGTCTAGTGTAGTAATAGTGGAAACTGCTCCTGCAATGTTAGCTACACGTCTAACTTCAACTGCGTCAGCTGCACCAGACGAAGTAGCGTTAGCAGTAGCTCTTGTATTAATATCATTAAGCTGTGTTTGTATAGCACTGGTAACACCGTCAACATATCCAAGCTCTGTAGCAGTTACAGCTGATACAGCAACTTTACCTGACCCGTCTGAGACTACAGCTCTTGAAGCTGTAAGGTCTGCAGTGGTAATAGTTGAAACTGCACCCGCAATGTTAGCTACTCTTCTGGACTCTACAGAAGCAGTATTTGAAGCAGCTACTGCAGCGTTAGAGTTAATTCTAGCAGTAGCAGCGTTAAGCTGAGTTTGAATTGCGCTAGTAACACCATCAACATACCCAAGCTCTGTAGAGGTAACATCTGATATAGCAACTTTACCTGAACCATCTGATACTAGCGCACGTGATGCTGTAAGGTCTGCAGTAGTAATTGTAGATACGGCACCTGCTATATTAGCTACACGTTTTGTTTCTACAGCTGCTGCATTAGCGGAAACTATGTTTATATTAGCATTTAATTGTGCATAGGTCACGAAGTCATTAGAAGCACTTGCAGTAGTAGCTATCTTTGTATCTAACTGTGTTTGGAGGGCAGAGCTAACACCATCTAGATATCCTATCTCGGTTGACGTGACATCTGATACGCCTACTTTACCATTAGCAAGAGATACTACAGCTCTAGATGCTGTTAGGTTTAGATCAGTAATAGTAGATACTGCTCCAGCAACGTTTGCTACTCTTCTAGCTTCTATACCTACTGCTTCAGTAACTATAGCAGCAGAGTTAGTTGTACTAGATTTTGCATCAATTTGTGTTTGTATAGCACTAGTAACACCATCTACATAGCCTATCTCAGTAGCAGTTACAGGAGATACAGCAACCTTACCACTTCCATCTGAAATAAGAGCGCGACCAGTATCTAAATTACCTGTAGTAATCGTAGATACAGCACCAGCAATGTTTGCTACACGTCTAGCTTCAATAGCAGTAGATTCGGTAACAGTAGCTGCTATATTACCTTGAACTATATTAACATTTGCGTTTAAACGTGTAAATGTTACAAAATCATTGGCGGCAGCTACAGTAGTCCTTAACGAAGCAATCGTAATTTTCTTGGTAGCATCAGCGTCTATATCTACAATAGGAAATACGTCTGCATCATTAGAATCAGCAGCAGATAACTCAGTGAGTTCTGTAATTTTTACGTTGGCCATGAATATATCCTTTTAGGTAGAGTTTTATTTTGTACCTTCACATTATTTATATGTATTTTTGCATACATCAGCTATAATGTCAAAATCAAAAGTGTTAATCAGGAGCATTAGTGAGTATACTACGTCCATCCTGTGCTATAATGTCTAAACCCGCCTCAGTTAATAGACCGGGGAAGGTAGGAACATACATATGATTAACAAGCATACTGCGTCCATCTTGCGTTCTAAATTCAAGGCCAGATTCAGTTAAAAGACCTTGAGTATTGTCTACAAGATTTTGATCAGTAACAATGGGCTGATCCGACTGAGTTAAGAGTTGTATATTATCTTGGGTGGTAATATTTTGAAGCTGAGGTATGACCAGTTGGTTAAGTTTAAATCCTCGACCATCTTGAGTGAGTAAAAACAACTCATCTTCAGTAATAAGATTACCAATAAATTTACTTTGTGAGACTAAACGTCTACGGACATTGCGCCCACCAGAAACACTTAGCCTAAGACGTAGAGCCATTAGTTACGCTCAGATATGTACAGTACGCCATCTGCTGTATCCCTAATAACTGCTATAAATCGTTCGTCTGCTGTACCAAATGAGATCCCAGTGCCTAGATCATAAGTTTGTAGTTCAGGAAGATAGTGTGAAGTTGTAGTTGAAGCTGTCACTGTTGCATCACCGATCTCAACAAAACAATTGGAAGTAGCATGTAGCGTGACAGCTTGTGTGCTTACTGCCGTAGAACGAGCTGAAGCAGCGGCAACAGCAATATTCTGACCACCACTAGCTTTGAGAGGTAAAATGGGTATAGCATTGTTATTTTCGTCTTTGGGTTGTCTACTCATTATATCTCCTAAATGCGGGACGAGTCATCCATCGTTGCGCGAAGCGCTTTCGATTTTTTT